TCCAAGAATGTTATCTATCGTACTGACACATGTGAAGAGTTAGGTATTCATGGTCACGGTTACAAAGCAGTAGCACCAAAGCACATGATAGATGTGACGCGCAACATCATTGAGCGTTCGGGGTTATCTATTAACAACATGCAAGAAACTATTAGGACATCTCACAGTGGCTCAAGAACCTTTGTTCAATACAAGCTACCCGAACATACTTATACAACCAGTGACGGTGACAGTGCATCGCTTAGCTTGTTAGCCTTATCATCTTTTGATGGGACATGGCCGTTCTTAATCAGTGCCGCGGCAACACAGTCAGCATGTACTAATCTTCAAGTCTTTGTAGGCGGTGAGGTTTCAGTATATAAATCTAAGCACACTCAGTCCTTAGACATTGAGCAGGGCGGCAGAGTAATTACTAAGTCTTTAGAAGTCTTTGATCAGCAACGTGATCTATGGAGAGAATGGCATGGCACAGAGTGTACTCCGCTTAGAGCATTCAAACACTTTGCCGAGGCACTAAAGTGTAAGACAGCACTAGACTTACTCTATCAAGGCGGTACTGTCCCTGAATATATTATGGGTGATATGCCAAGACGTAACAATAACCTAGCTTATATGTGGAATGTATACTCCAGTGTATATTCTAAACGACTTGGAGATAACTACTGGGCAGTGTATAATGCTATGACTGATTGGTCTACTCACTGTGATGTGTCAAGGTCTTCGAGCCGCGCTAACATTGCATCCATTGAGAACGATAGACAACAGGTGGTGCAAGAAGCTATTAAACACAATCACTTTATGAAGGTAGCGTAATGAAAATACCAGTAGCACCATTTACTTTAGACTCTAAAGCGCATCTCAAGGTGCGCTACATTTTTGATAGAAATGAATATGCTTTACAAGATGCTCTACTTGATATAGTTACTGGTGATAAAAAGTATTGGACTATTGCTGAGTGGGGAGTAGTTATAAATCATATTGTTAGTTCCGACCTGACTGTCGGTGAATACATTAAACCTTATAGGAAATAAAGATATGACTAAATCATTTGGAGAATACTACTTGAGTCTTGACCTACGAAACGGTGTAGGTTTAGACCTTGAGTTTGCAGACAGCCGACCAGTGTGGATAACTAATTCAGAAACAGACAGCGTAGATGCGGCATCCTTTGAAGGCACAGTACTGCTGTTACCGTTTATGATTATCACACTGGGTAAGATATGGATGGAGGACTAAGATGGGTGACGCTACGCATGGTGGCAAAGGTGATAGACAACGTAAGGTAGACACAGAGAAGTACAGTTCAAACTTTGATGCTATCTTTAAATACAATAGAGAGGAGTTAAAAGAAGATGATGATGAAAGCAGTAAACTGTCTGAGCGACACTGGCCTTGGGTTACTAAGATGGATAAAGAATAATGTACTGGAGCAAGAGCCTAAGCCTGTAGCAATTGTAAGAGTGATTAGGTTCCTATTCTTATGTTCAATTGCATACTTTTTTGCAGTCGTTTTTCTATTATTAAAGTGAGGTTTTGTATGATATATAATATTGTTTTATTATTTGTAGGTACTATAACAATGGCAGTGGCTATTAAACTGCTGTACATTTCAGAGCTAATGATAGACGAGGAGAGGAACTAATGTTCGCAGAGAGCATATCAGGTAGTCCAAGCCCTGCCGCAGTTGCAACAGCTAGAGCCGCGACAGAGGTGGTGGATGGTAAGACACCGTTGAGCAGGGCTTGTGTTATGTACAATGTTAAAGAGCAGTCTGTCATACAGTTTATTATTGACAGTACTGAGTATGATACGTTAATGAAAAGTAAAGCTTGACAAGGTTACACCACTGTGGTATACTCCACATTCAATTTTAATCACGACATAAAGGAAAAGTAATATGGCTATCTTAGAAGGTACAGCAATGTGGGCATCAGTGCTTACACCCAACACAAGGTTTGAACCTACGTATGAAGTCAACCTAGTTATTGACGAGGCTACCGCAGAAGATTTTAAATCACGCGGCTACACCATCAAGCAGATGGATGAAGGCCCGTCTATTTTAATTAAGCGTAAGGTTGATGGTAAGGACGGGGCGATACGACAAGCACCAAAGCTAGTAGATAAGTTCAAGCAACCCTTAGATGCACAGGTCGGCAACGGCTCAGCAGTGAAGGTGCAGTACAACGAGTGGGAAGTTACTAATAAGTATGGCTCGTTCAAAGGCTTAGACTTTCAAGCAATGCAGGTTCTTGATTTAGTAGAGGTAGGAACACCAGACGGTGCTGAGTTTGATGGCGCTTATGTAGAGACAGCAATGGAGGACGAACTGTAATGGGAATTGTCACATTAGATGAAGTTAGTTATGATACAGAGTTGCTATCAGATGATGCTAACTCAATCGTAGCACACTTAGTAGAAGCAGATACTAAAATGCGTGAAGCACAGATAATGGTCGGGCTTATGAAATCAGCTAGTGTATCGCTGATCAACGATCTTAAAACTAACCACCTCACGGACGAGGCGATAGCTACAGAGGAAGTAGAAATAACTGAGGAGTAAGGCTCTTGCCTTTTGTTAAACATAAGCAACCGTGTCCTGCTTGTGGAGGGAGCGACCCAGTTTCAGTTAACGCTAATGGATCTGGGTGGTGCTTCAGTTGCAGTACATATTTACCAGACTACGGCACAGCGGAAGTGCAACAACTCGACACCTTAACGGAATTTGATGAGTGTCCCAAGGACAGTACAATGAACCACAACTCAACAGCTACATACAATGCATTGACTGACCGCAAGATAAGTTTAGAAACAGCGAAGAAGTACGGTGTTAAATCAACAACCAACGGCACGAAGATAGACAAGCACTACTACCCTTACTACAATGGGCATGAGTTCGCGGCAACCAAGGTTCGTAGGCAGGATAAGAACTTTGCGTGGACAGGTAGCCCGAAGGATGTAGGATTGTTTGGCGAGAACCTGTTCAAAGCAGGTGGTAAGTTTATAACTTTAGTAGAAGGTGAGTGTGATGCGATGGCCGCTTATGAACTTATGGGGAGTAAGTGGCCTGTCGTTTCTATTAGATCAGGTGCGTCAGGTGGAGTGGGCGATGTTAAGAATAGTCTTGAGTACCTTGAGTCATTCGAGACTATCTGTATTAATTTTGACAACGACAAGGTGGGCAAGGAAGCCGCGATAGCTGTGGCTAAGCTACTCACCCCCAAGAAAGCTAAGATAATGACACTGCCAGTAGACTACAAAGATGCTAACGATATGTTACGCAAGGGTAGACACGCAGAGTACGTCAGTTCTTTTTGGGACGCTAAACTTTATACACCTTCTGGTGTACTGAACATGTCCGAACAGCTTGAAGCATATCAGAAGCTACGGTCAGAAAAGAAAACAGCTATACCTTATCCTTGGTATGGCCTCAACAAGAAGCTAGAAGGCATGAGAGCAGGTGAGCTTGTGACCCTTACAGGCGGCACAGGACTAGGTAAGTCTTCTGTGACCAGAGAGATTGAACACTGGTTGATAAATAAAACAGAAGATAACGTAGGTGTGTTAGCACTTGAAGAGAGTTGGTCGCGTACTGCTGAAGGTATCATGGCAGTGGAAGCAAACGCCAAGCTACATCTTGATAGTGTTAAGGCTGAGTTCAGTGAAGAAGAACTGGATGGCTACTTCAACAAAGTCTTTATGGGCGAGAACAAAGGTCGGGTATGGGTACACGCCCATCACGGTGTCAATAACCTTGAAGAGATCTTTAGTAAGCTACGCTACATGATCATTGGTTTAGATTGTAAGTGGGTTATAGTTGACCACCTTCACATGCTTGTTCTGTCTACGCTTGAGAACGACGAGCGTAAAGCTATTGATCAGATCATGCACCGATTGCGTACTATGGTAGAGGAGACAGGGTGCGGTATGATCCTAGTGTCACACCTCCGCAGAGTAGAGGGCAACCGTGGGCATGAGAACGGAATAGAGACAGGACTAAATCATCTCAGAGGGTCACAAAGTATTGCTCAGTTGAGTGACTGTGTGATTGCACTGGAGCGTAACCAACAATCAGATGATCAGATAGAAGCATCGACCACAAAGGTCAGGGTGTTGAAGTCTAGGTACACCGGAGATGTTGGCATTGCTTCTCAGTTGCTGTATGATAACAGTACAGGACGGCTCAGAGAGCTTGATGACTATGATGAATCGCAGTTCGCAGAGGAAATAATATGAAAAAGTTCCCTACAGGCACTTACGCATTTGATAATGTGCTTAGACACCTACGTAAGGTAGCTCCTGACTTAATATATGAATCATCTCATACTTCTAAAGGTAGAATCTTTAACGGTTTTGTAATAGCTAAAACTAAAACAAGCTTTAGACCTGTGGGCATTCTTGATTGGGCGCACTACACAAAAAAAGGAATGTGTTACGCAATACAGCACGATCTTCTTCAACAATACTATGAGGAAATGCTTGAAGATTCTCGCAGTCCAAGTAATGTGTGGAAAGATACAAAGAAAGAGCAGAATCTAAAAGATTACTACGCTAACAGATCAGGTGAAATATATGAGTAACTTAGTATTTGATATAGAAGCAGACGGCTTAGACCCCACGAAGATTCATTGCATCGTGGCTCAGGACGTAGACACAAAGGATGTGTTCACGTTTGACAACACACAACTAGACGAGGGCTATGCTATGCTGTCCTCTGCAACTAAACTAATAGGCCACAACTTGATAGGCTATGACATCCCTGCTATTAAAAAGGTTGCAGGGGTTGATCTGTTTGACAAGAAGATCGTTGATACACTCGTACTGTCACGCCTCTTCAAGCCAACACGCGAAGGCAACCACGGACTTGAAGGGTGGGGCTATCGTCTAGGCTTTAAGAAAGGAGACTTTGGAAAGCAAGACGATGCTTGGGACGAGTACACACCTGAGATGCTAGAGTATTGTAAGAATGATGTACTTCTTAATACTAAAGTATATGAAGCACTCAAGGTTGAGAGTCGCGGCTTCACACCTGAGTCAGTACAGATAGAACATGCAGTAGCTAAGATCATTGATCAGCAACGGTACAATGGTTTTGTTTTAGACCTTCAAAAGACAATGCTTTTAATGGCTATGTTTGAAACTAAGCTACATGATCTAGAGTCAGAGGTACAGGAAGAGTTCCGGCCTGTAGTCACTACTCAGATACTGACACCTAAGTTCATAGCAACAGGCGCAGTAGCCAAGACAGCCACTGATCAACACGGTAGTGGTGTGCGGCTATCTGACGAGGAGCATGAGAGACTATCGTTGGACATAGACTGTAAGCCCATTGCTCGTAAAACTGAAACGCCTTTTAACTTAGGCTCACGTAAGCAGATTGGTGAGTACCTGATTCGTTTTGGTTGGAAGCCACAGAAGCTTACACCTACAGGTCAGCCCATCGTGGACGAAGCAACACTAAATAAAGTTAGAGGTATTCCACAGGCTTTGTTGATTGCTAAGTACCTGATGGTACAGAAACGCTTGGCTCAAACTAAGAGTTGGATAAAGGAGCTTGATGAAACTACTGGAAGGGTACATGGTTACGTCAATCCTAATGGTGCAGTGACATC